TTAATCTTTGTGCTGTTGTGTCGTACCAAAGTTGTCCTCTTAGTGGACTAGCAGGCGAAGCACTGTTAGAAAAATTTTCTAACAGTTTGATAAAATTTTCATTTAAAAATTCACCAAATCCTGTATAGTTTCGGCCAATTAGTGTTAAATTGGTAGTGTCTGTATCAACAAAGCCGTCAATTAAGTCTACAAGGAGCGTTCCGTCGGTTTTATTTAATTTATAACTCATTAATCGACTCCTGTGTAAATTATGTAGTTAAGTGACAAATACGGATTCATCACATCTAATGCTTCTCCTAGCGAGGCACCTAAAACTCCACCACTTGAACTAAGAGCTTGGCCTTGACCTGAACCTGTAGGAGAATCATAAACTATTGCATCAGGATCGGAAGCAGGACTGCTAGGAACATCGCTTATAGCATAGAACTGGTCACCGTTATCAGCTCGCATATCATGCTCGTGTTCTGGAAGGTTACTAACATCAATGGTTTTTTCTTGCGATCCGCCACTATTTCCTAATTCGCTTGCACCTAAACCGTCAACTCGACCAGCAGCCGAGCCGCCCATATTGTCTAGCCCTAACGGGAATCTTCCTCGTAAGTCAGGCAATGCAAAAAATTCAACTCCGCCGTCGGATACTAGCGAAGCATCTTTAAATGTAAATCCAATAATGTTAAACAAATCTGGGTATAAAACTTTAAGTATTTCTCCGCCGTTACATATGAGCCACCCTGTGGGTGCTGTTGCACCTGCATAAGGCATTATTGCTCCTATAGGTGTAGTTGGTACGGCAGATAATAAATCCCTTTGACTTATCTTAAATAATCCTGTCGAGCCGCTAACTCTGTTAATAAGAATTTCGTCGTCACCTTGTGTGTTGACGACAGAAGTTTTTCCAGAAATAAATGCGTTACTTACTGATGTGTTAAATGTTTTTGTACCGCCGCCTACTTGTCCGTCAAAAGTAAATGACGGTGCTTGAATATCACCAGTCAATTCAAACGTAGTAACACTTGCTAATTTATCTGCACTTTGAGATTTACCAGCAAGTGTGCCTGAAATATTATTTGCAATTACATCGCCAACAAAAGTTGTTGCATAAACATTCTGCCAACGCACTAGTTCTGTTCCTAAATTGCGGGCATTATTTAAATCTGGGGTTAGTGCTCTTGTAATTGTGCCGCCTAAAACTTTTAGTGTACCGCCTATGTTAACATCTTTTGCAACGCCGATGCCGCCTTTAGTTACAATAGATCCATCACTAATTGTTCCGCTATTTGAAACACTTTCAACTTTTAATAAATCACTTACTTGTATATTACCAATAACATCAAGTGCTTCGTCTGGTGCAGAATTATTAATACCTACATTAGTAGAAGAATCTACCCTTACTACAGTTTTTGTAGTTCCGTTATCGTTAACTCTGATGTCTATGTTTGCACCACTGGTGCTTTGTCTAATAACTCCAGCTTCGCCTTCTACACCTAAATTAAATTGACTTCCTGCACCTAATGCAATGCCTCCGTTATTTTTTACTTTTAGAGGAAAGTTTGTTATACTAGTCTGGTCGCCACGTAAAAAGTTTGACGCTGGCACTGTCACCTCACCAACTACTAGTGCTTCTGCTTTTTCTGCAGGGCCATTAAATCTTGCAATGCCGTCACCTTTTACATCTAACGTAGTAATGTTTATGCCAGGCTTAATTTCAGCAAAACCTCTAATTGTAGTTTTTGGTATAAATCTATCTGCACTAACAATTACAATCGGAGTAGCTTCTACTTCTATAAACAATACAACATAGTTTTGATCGTCAGTGCCAGTTAATTGTCTTGGACTTGCTCCAGTATTTAAACCGTCTGCAAAATCAGGTCCTACTAGCACCCAGCCTGATCCTGAAAAAAGATATAGTTGCTGATTGTCTGTATCTACCCAGAGGTCTCCAGTTACTGAATTTGTTACATCTGGTTGTGTAAGTCCTTTTTTGAGTCCTCCTGCAGATCCCCATGCAGTTCCGTCATAAACTTTAAGCTGGTTTACTCCGGCTGAAGTGTCGTACCATAGTTGTCCTTCTACAGGATTTACAGGTTCGTTTGAGTTTGCAAAATTTTCTAAAATATGTAAAAAATTTTCTGCAATACTAGATCCATATGCAGTAGTGTTTCTTCCCGGAAGACTTAATGAAGTTTCTTGGTTAATTGTATTGTCTTCTACAATTATATTTCCTTTATTAACTTGGTCTGTAAATCTAATTTGGTATGCCATTTATCTCTCTCAAATTCCTGATAAACTTTGAACACGTACAGTATAATCTATTTGTATTAACCTGTTCAAAGATTTTTGAACTGGATGAAAAATTACATGAGTTAACAAACGACCGTTACCTGATTCGCTAAAGCCTCTTAATCCTAATTCATCAAACACATAAAGGTTTTCTGCATCTGTTGCGTTGTCAAATGCATTTTGCCCTGCCGGTTCGCCGTAGTCTAATAAACATGAACATAATATATCAGTATAGTTTGTGCCACTTACGTGTCTTGTTTCTATCCTGTTTCTAACTGGATCAAGATTATTAACACTCCTATCGTCGACTACTTTTGTAAAAGTTTGATTATATAAACTAGCATTAGTGCCAGTTGTGTTTGGTGTAAGGTATGTAATTATTCCGGTAGGATCAACTGATGTTCCACCGTTTCCAAAACTCATTTCGTAAATAGTACCAGTCCCTTCGTTAGCCAAACTTTCCGCTAATGAAATACTCATATTTTCGTAATGTATAGCATTACGCTTATCGATAAGGACTTCGCCACTTTCTGGGTCGTGGATTTTAATATGTCCCTGTAATATTACACCATTGTTGTCTTTAAATTCTTCGCTCATTTTTTATCTCGCTATACTGTATTTATTCTGGTAAGTCAACTGTTGCGTCACGCAAGAATCTTGCAATGTCATTTTCAGCTTCAGTTAACGAAGTTCCAGTTGGATTCCAAACTTTTCCTTGCTTTCTTACAACTATAATTTTTTCGTTTATAGAAGGTACATAATTTAATGTTAGTATATTATCCGTAACATTAAACTCTGCTTCCGCTTCTACATCTGCTTCAGGTGAATCTTGATCTATTGTTGGATCAAAAACATCAATTACATTTTTACGTAGACGTTTTCCACCAGCAAATACTTCAAAATCGTCTGCAGAACTAGGAGTAAAGTCTAATTCAAAATTACCAGTGCTACCGTCAGGAGTTAATACTGTTGATATTAGCTCGTCCTTATAAGGAATAGTTTCTTTCGCACTCTGATCAAAAATCCTTGTACCGGCAGTATACACTTGCTTAACTCCTGTCCCTAGTGTTCCTCTTCTAAGTTGTCTTAAAGTATTTCCTTCTTTAACAAAGTATTCTATTCTTTCTCCGTCTATAAACAGTACACCAGGCATATTTTTTAATTTATTAGGTTCGGTTAAATTGCTACCGTCTACTACTTCTACTCTTAAATCATACCAATTTAAATCTTGAGCTAATTCAAAAGTATATGTGTCATTTAATCTCTTGTAATGTGTTCTATTTAACATATCTTTGAATTGTCTAAATCCAAATCTTTCATTCAATAAAGATGCTCTAAAATGCACAATATCAATTACATCATTTTCGCTCAACGTTTGTACAATTTGAATATAATATCTATCATCGGTTACATAGTAGTCTACGCTTGGTATCAACTGGTTGCCATTTACAGCGACCCATACATACTGAGCATCTAGTGCTTGACCTCTTAATTTGATTAAACCCGTTGTTAAATTATGATACTCTACATATTCCGATGTTCCACTGCTTAAGGTTGTGCGGTTAACAACGTCATAATTTATTCTAGTCATATCTTGTATATCGTGATTACTGAACTGCAATACTTCTACTTTTGTATCTATAGGCATTGCAACACTAGTGTCAATTATCAATTCATTAGTTTCGGTATCAAAAGTGTACTCGCCGTCGTCGTTAACAAAAACCTCTAGTACATCGCCTGTTGTTCCTACACCACTAAAGAGCACAACACTTGTATTAAAGATATCATATCTATAACTAATTGTTTGTTCTAATTTTAACCCATTTAAATAAACATCTATTTGATCAGGAAGTAATGATACATTAGGCTGCTGGAATAATTGCAATTGATATTCTCTAGTGCTAGTTACTTCAAACCTTTGATTATATCCAGGATTTAAAATTTTATCTCCTACTGTAACAATAGCTTTATGCGTTACTGGAGGAGCATTAAATGGAATGTTTGATAATTGGAATGCTAATGTAGAACCGTCAGCATAGAATGTATCCCTTTTAACATGGCTATAATTTGTACCAGATGCATAAAATATTCCGTAAGATATAACTGTTCCTGCAACAGGTGCTATAGTAAAGTTAAGTCCAAATTTATTATTTTCAGTTTCAAAAACAATTACGTCTACTGATTCTCTATTGGCTTGTACGTAATGTGTTGAGCCTGTTTGATAAGGAATATCTAATTCGTATATAATAGAAGTTCCGTCTGCTACAAATTCGTCTATGTCTAATATTTGTTCTCCGGAAATTCCCATTGTAAGAATATTCAATTCACTGCCAGCAGTTGGAACAGTTGAAAAAGTAACAGTATTGTTAGTAACATCTAGTGTATATGCTGTTTCGTCAAGATTTACTTTGTCTAGTCTTACAAACACTGCTTGATTTGTGTTTGGTTTAACACCTAAATCGTATACTGCTGTCGTACCGTCAGTAATATAGTTTTGACTATATATTGTGCTTGCACCGTCACCTACTCTATGATATACTCGAATATCTAATGTGTCCACTAGTTGCCCTGGAACTAATTCTTCAGGACCTTTTGAAGTAGTAGGTGTTACAAATCCGTCGCCGTCTATATTAATCTCTTCTGCATTAATACCTTTTGCTGTGTTATATTGTAAATCTCCTCCAGTTAACTGAGTGTCATAAGCAAGCGGGTCAGGTAGGAAACTACCGTCTGAGGTGGTTTTTCTAACTATTAAAACATCGCCGTCAATAAGAGGAATATTTAAGCCGCTTTCAGACACATCTATTTCTGTTTCGCCAGCACCAGTAATACTCTGAACTATTGCGTTTGGATTTGTAATCGGATTGCCGGTACCAAAATTCGGATCATCTATACGCACACCGTTTTTGTAAATATTATATACTATATCTACTTCTAAAGGCTGTTGTAATTCTATTGTTAAAGTTGAACTGTCTGTTCTAAATATTTCGTCTTCAAATGTGTTGTCGTAGGTATCCCAAGTGGATGCAAACCATTCGTTTGTATCCCATCCTGCAGGAGCATCAAATTGTAAACTTTTGACTTCAACGCCTCCGTAATCAATTCCGTCCATTAGTTGCGCAACATCTTTGCCTATCATTCCAGTTGTTGGATCATAGAAAAAATTGATTCTGTCTTGGGCATTGAGAAGATTTATATCATAAAAGTATTCAATTTTAATATCTGTGCCAGAAGTGGGAGGATCTATAAATTCAATGCGGCCAAGTTTACGTGAATATGATTTTGAATTGTCATCAACATTAGATACTATGTATTGGCTTCTTAAAGATTCTATGCCGTCTATAGAAACAACCGTCCTTGTTGATTTTAAATCTATAGGCCATTTTAAAGTAAATTTTAGGTCAGCACCAGTTCCTACAAAGTTTTCTGTTTGAGCTAGATTTGTTATGTAAAAATTACCACTTACTCTATCAAATTTTGATCGTATATGAACTCCTCGTACTTTTGTATTTCCTAAAACAGCAGATGCTCGTGCTTCAACACTACCGTCCTCTTGAGATCCATTAATTACTACTTGAGGTGCAGTTATGTATCCAGAGCCCTCTGATAAAACTTGAATGCGAGTAATCTTTCCATCGCCTATGTATGCTTTTGCAGTTGCCCCAGAGCCGCCGCCGCCAACTAAAGAAATAACTGGTTCTTGTAAAAAGCCTGAGCCAGGCTCTGCTATATTAACTTCTGTAACGCTAAATCCTACATTATCTAACCAATGCTTCTTTGGATACTGTTGCATCTCTTCACTGATGCCTGTTATACCTGTTGTTGTTGTTTTTGCAGACTCAGGTACAATTTGTTTTGTAATTGAACTATAAGAAGCAGGCAAGTCAAAATCAGTAGTTACTGAATTAGTTGGTTCTATTTTGTCGTATCCGCTAATATACTCTCTAATTTTTGTTTTAAAAGGTTTGACCTCATTTACATATTCTTGGTAATTTTCTAAATTATCATTGTTAAATGTTAGTCTTTGCTCTAACTCTCCAACGTTGTGCTTACTCTTAACAAAACTTGTTTTAAACGCCCAGTCAACGTAATTTTGTTCTGCAAAAACATATCGCAAGCTAGCAAAAAATAATTTATTATATTCTACTCGCAACTCATCGACAAAAATATCATCCCTAATAGTTTGTAATATTTTTCTTGTTTCGATTATGGGTTGAATATCGTAATATCTTGCATCAAAACTAGTAGTGTCAAATCCTGTTCTATTAGCAACAGCATCATATAAACTTGACAAAAATTCTATAGTTCCATTTTCTCTTCCGATTGTTCTGTAATTAATTGTGTAATCTTCTGTGTCTACATCTGCAATTTTTTCTAATAATAACCATCCACCAGAACCAACTGAATTTATTTTAACAATAGAGCCTAAATCTAATTCTAATGATGACAATTCGTAAGTAGCATCAATAATTTCATCTATACCCGAAAATTCATTATAGTCTGGTGCATACCAATCAACGTATTGCCAAAATTTAGATACATCATAAGCCTGTGTAGTTATCCTACTCCAGACTTTTTCTACAGAATCAAATTCGTTTATTGTCCATCTGCCTGTTGCATTTTCATCAGCACGAACTAGTACACTAAACTTTCTTGTTTTGATAGTTGTAGATTCTGTGTAATTTTTTCCGCCGCGCAGTACAGTTACATTAGAAACTTTACCTAAGGCATCTATGTCGATTCGAAGATCAGCGCCGGAGCCTTCTCCAACTATTTTATAAGAAGGTGGTTGTATGTACCCTCTACCTGGATTTGTAATTTCAACTTGTACTATTTCGCCATCAACAATTAAAGGAGTTAGCTCTGCTTGAACAACTTTTGCTGTTCCTATAAATTCAATGTCAGCATATGTATCGACAGCATTATCGTACAAATTAGAATTAATGTTTGGTAAGGGATCTTTTTCGTTTAAAACACTGAAATCTGCAAGATCAGACAATACAACAGTTTTTGCTACAGAGTTAATTCTATCTATAACCTGTTTTAATGCTTCTGGCTGATTTTTAAACCAACTTTGTCTTGGTTTAAACAATGTTCCGTATTTTTGTTTATCGCTTAATTCTGGATCGGGTACAGGTCTTTGATATTCGTCGTAGCCAATTAAACTATCAAACCATTTAGTTTCAATATCAGTTTTTGGTAAACTAGTCTCTAATCCTTCGGTCATTAATTGATATTCTGTATGAATATTTTGTTCTTGATTCTCAATTGTCCAATAACTAAAATTGATTGCAACATCCTTATCTTCAACATCTAAATTGCAATTATATAATGCAAATTTATTATTGCTAAGTAGCGCAGCAAATTTATAACCTTCTTGGAATGGATTTTCAATAAGTGCTCTAATATCGTCTGCACTTAAATTTCTGTCCTCTAGTAGTGGCACAGTCCTTTTATTTCTTACCCAATAATAAAATACATTAGTAAATCTTTGCGCCACTGGGTCGTATTTTTGTTTTTGAGTGTAAAATCTGTCTCCATACCTTGTAGTACCAGTTATTCCTAAAACTTCGCCTTCGGCTGTACCACTTAAACTATCCCATTCGCTAGGAGAATATGTACTTTCAGTCCATTCGTATATTTCAATGCTTGTTCCAGGAAAAATTGTATTCCAAAAATTTGTTTGGAAAATTGTATCTGCTTGGTATGTATTATAAAATCTTACATTTCTAAGATTCCACCATATTTTTCCAGTAGCATTTTCGCCCCATGCTGAAGTATTTTGCTCTTGGAAGTCTTCATTAATTACATTGTAAAGTGCAGGATCGTATAATGTTTTGTAACTAATTTCTGCTTCAGCTGGTCCTGCAATTTTTCCTTGCACCGGATCTAGAATATCTATATAATCAATAATTTTATTGGTTTTTATATTATAAATGTAAGCACCTCTAAACTTATCAACATTAACTACTGGAACTGGTTGTCTTAATACATTCCAAGCATTAGTTCCGTTTGGCTTTCTATATTCTAAAATTGTTCCTTGGTGGTCTTCTTTTGTTACTCTAGGAGTAGCTACGTATACATGATTTTTCTTAAGGTTTAAATTTTCTCCTAAATAGAAATAATCTTCATCTTGATAGCTAAGTGATTCTGAATAAACAAAAGAACCGTTTATATTTTCAAACATATAAACAACGCCGGTATCTTCTGTTCGCGTAGTAAATATAGTATGATTTCCGTCTATAGTAGTCCTTGCTGGAGATAGCGGAGATTCTCTATCAGTTGCATACTTACTGTTATACAAAGAACTAGAATTAATATTTCTTTGACTGTAAATATCAAACGTAGTTGGATTTACAGCATCAGATTGTAATCCTGTTACAGCTAAAACTTGGCCGTCGAACGCTACCTTTGATCCAAATTTTTCATTTGTTTCGTTATTAGCACTAGAAAGTGTTTGCACTAAAGTAAACTGCTGATTTTGCAGTTGATAAATGTATACCTTTCCTTGATTAATTTTATTATCGTCGGCTAAATTTTCGCCTATAGCTAGATAATTTCCGTCGTCGCTTAAATCTATCGATATACCAAATCCTGATATATCGTCTTCTCCGTAAATTTCTTGGACAAACTGATAATTTCCGTTAATGCGTCTGTAGATTGCTATGGCATTATTAGATGTACTGTCAGATCCCACAAGGCTTGCTGATACAGCAACAACACCACCGTTTGACGAAACGGAAAAATCTCTAGCAAACTTTAAGATGCCTGTTTCTAATCCATCGCTGTGAGGATCAAAAATTGATTCAGCTGGTAGTTTTAAGGAAGCACTACTTGGTATAAATCCTAATCTCGAAATATTATCTGAATATTCGGTCCAATTTGAAAGTAAAAATTCTCCAGCTGCTAAATTTGTAACTGCCTGATATAGTGTATCATTAAAAATTACAAGTTCTCCAGCTGAGTAATCGCTAGTGTTATCGAACTCTCCTCTATAATTTCTATCTTTTCCAATTTCCCAATCGTATTCAAATACTCCATCAGAACCTTTCTTGATAATATAAATTTTACCGTTATTGTTTACAGTTTCATTTCCTTCTTCAGCAACAAACAATGAATACAAATTATTGTTTTTTGCAAATTTTAATTTATATCCTAGTTTTCTTTCTGATCCTCTGTCTGGAAGTGTAAAATAATTTATCAACTGATATTCGCCGAGCGGCGCTTTTTCATAGATAGAAAATAATCCTTCGTTAGTAAATGTACTATCTACCCCAAACTCACTAGCCGGCAAATTAAAAATTTGATTCCATTCGTTGTTTCTACTATCAGGATAACTAGGAACCCTAGGTACACCAAGTATATTTTCTTCTTCATAGAACCAATATTCTATATCTCTTTGTTGTGGCTCTAGATCCAATGTGTTAGTTGTCGCGTCGAAGTCGTTTCCTGTACTTAAATCTGTACCCACACCAGTTGAAGTAACACCTTCAGAAATTAAAAATAATTTTCCTACTTCAGCTGATCCTAACGAAGTTTCTAACACTTCTCCCATTGTTCTGCTAGGAGACCCCACTCTTTCAATTGCTGCTGTTTCTCCGAATCTGCTACCTGAAAGCCAATTTCCTGTTACATTAGATACATATAGTCTAACATTATTGAATTGACGTTGGTAGAACATTACTTCAGCAGTTGCTCCTGTTACTAAGTCTCTAACAGTACTATAAAGACCTGGACCTCTAGTAATTAAATTGCCGTCTTGATCAAATTCGTACTTAGGTGTTGGTTCAATTGGATCTCCTAAGTTGCCATCCGGCTCTAGATCTACTGTTTGGAATTCTGTAAACTCCATGTCAATATATCCGTCCCATTCTTCAACAATAGTATGTGTGTTGTTGAGTAGTTCAGATGATAAACCAGTACCAGTTAAATCTATGCTACCTAAGGTGTCGACATAAAATTTAAATTGATCTCCAGCATTTAGATTATTAGATAATTCAATAGGGGTACGTACTACCCACCAAGGTGAAGGTCGTTCTTCTATAGTAGTGTCAAATATACCAGTATAGGATAAATGAGTTAAGAAACTTACACGATCATTTTCGTTTACGTAAGTTATCTCTTGAATGTTATCTTGTATATTATAGTAATAGTAAGGTATCGTTCTGCCATCTGGTGTAGCAGGATCACCGTCATCGCCGCGTAAATTTAGTACATCTCTAAATATTAATCCGCGCCCAGTATCAGTAGAATTACTTGAATTTACAAGATATGAGGTTGTATTAATTAACCAGTATCCGCCCAGAACATCAATATTATTAAAGTTATCTTCTGCATAGGTACCTATAAGAACATCTTCATCTAAAAATATATCATCAGTTTGTAAAAATATACCATTTGTTTCGCTAAGGTATATTACAGCTTCTCTAGTTGCAACATCATTATAAAGATATTCTACTTTGCCACTTGCTGTTGCAGTTTTAATTATATCTCCAATTTCTGGAAGCACTGTGTAATTTTCAACATTAAAAACATGATCAATTTTCTTTTGAATGATGTGATTACCTGTTAAAGTGCTAGTGGTTATTGCTGGAGAATAAGTTCCTAGGAAAGGTTCTACAGATGTTACAGGATTAGCTAAATTTGCAACACTATAATTGTTCCATTTTAAAACTATAGTGTCTCCTATTTCTGTACCTTCGTATTGATCTTTTGGTGCTCGTATAAGCAGATGATCTATAGAAGTTCCATTAAATCTATTATTTCCTGTAAGAAGTAATTTTATATCTGTACTATCTGACTGTTCTGCTATAAAACTATAAGCATCAAAACTTGTGTAAAGTATATTGTCTTCAGAACCTAAAACTTGTTTTCTTGCTTGCCACAAACTTTCGTTATAAGATACTATTTGATTTTTTTCGTAATCAATGTTAGGATCAAACTCGCCTCTATATCTTGTAAGTACTCGACTTGCGTTAGGGGAGCCGACTGCTAAATATTTTCCATCGCCAGAAACTGCAACACTGGCTCCAAATCTAGTAGGTTCTGTAATATCAGCTAAAATATTAGTATCTGGTGCAATAGTTTGCAAAAGTCTGTAATTTCCGCTTTCGTTTCCTCTAGTATAAACATTAACAACTCCGCCTTTGTTAGTTACTATAAAGAATTTTAAATCGCTGCCAGTTCCGCCAATATCGGTTACATTAATGCTTACTTCTTCGCCGCCTGTATATCCAACTCCTGGATTGGTTACAGATATTGTTGCATTACCTAATCCGTCAATTACTACAGTAAATCGAGCTCCTGTTCCTGTGCCAGTATAATTAAATAACTCTAAATCAGTATATGTTCCTGGAGTTCTATTCGCATCGTAGCCAGAATTTTGAGATATTCTTACATCGTCTACTGCACCTTGAGCAAAATAGTCAGGTGAACCTATAGCTAGAATTGTGTTATTGTCATTAACTGACATTGCTGATCCAAAGTAATCTCTTGTGGAATCAGTATTACCTTGAGGATTTTCTATTAAATTATGTACGTCATATACTTTGGTATTTTTATAAACACTCCAATTGTCAGAGCCGTCATTGTCTATCCATGCAATATCAAAATTTTCTAAAGACTTTTGCGCATACTCATTTAGTTCAATAAAATTACTGAATCGCACTGTATCAAATGTTGTTAGAATTCCATTGCCGTTTTCAACAGGATTAATAAATGCGTTCGGCTTTGGTAAAATTAATGTATTCGCGCCGACGGACTGAACAACATGGTACCCTTCGAGATTTTCAATATCTAATATACCGATAATATCTCCCGGCTTAATAGCATTGTTAACTGCTTTTGCTAGGGTTAGTTCTACTGTGTTACCTGTATCAACAGTTACCGTTGCAGTCGTAACAAAATTGTCAATTGACGTAGATTTAAATACAGTCCAAGAGTCGCCTTCTTGAGCTATCCATGCATATTCTCCGCTTGGTATTACTCCCGTTGATGTGATAAAACTTTTTTGTACAAAAGAATAATCAACATCATCAGGATTAACATAACCTGCTGTTTTAATTTGTTCCGTAAAAGTGCTAGCTTTAGTAGGAAAAGGCGAGTGATCGTAGTTTTCTGGTGCTAGGTAAACTTCGTAAGGTTTTATTCTATAAATATCATCTCTAGTGTTTGACGGTATAGATTGTACTAACTCTACCGGTTGAGGAGATAATTTAAACTTGCTTTCATCTAAAATATATTCAATTTCGTCAAATCCGTCTGCTGCTCCGTACTGTCCTAAACGTATTGCCCATTCTTCGTAAAAATCTAAACTTTCTTTATCAGCACTAGCTAGAGCATCAAATAATTTAGACAAAGAATTTTGTGTTCCTTTATCTTGAATAAATCCTTGATAAAATTTATACTGACTAACATCATCATTTATTATATTTGCTAGATACTGGCGTTTTTGATAACCTATAAGATGTTGAGCTAGTTTTTGTTGTTCTGTATCAAAATTGTCTGTGTCAAGGTCATAAAAATCTGCAAACTGCGATGCCTTATAATCCAAATTTGTAAGCAATGTAGCTTCTGGTTTTTCTGACAAACGCACCCATTCTTTTGAATTAAAAGTTGCTGAGCCTTCTACTACAGTATTTGCGCTATAGAAAAACTCTTTGTATTTTACGATCTGCCCTAATTGATAATCTGTATAAGGCAGCCATTCAGTAGTTTCTGCTGCATCATATATAAATCCAGGAACACTTAAACTTCCTTGCCAGTTGTCTGATCGATATCCGACTACTTTAATTCTTTCTTGTCTATATCCAGGAGCTAAGTCATAAATTACATCATTAAAAACTGTGGTGTTATCTAAAAGAACAACGTGTTCAGTTTGTACAAGATTAAGTCTTATATTATACAATCCGCTGTTAGTATTTTTCAATGATATTTCGCACTTGTTGCCGTCTCTAAAAACATCAACAAACTCTGGATCTATTTTATTAGCATCTGCTCTTAAAATAGAATAAGGATAAAATGTGCTGAATAGGTCATCTACAACTGCATATTCAGTTTCAAATTTTATTCTATTTGCACCGGGACTTATAGTTAAAATAGAGCCGTCTTGCCAGTTTTGTGTAGTCCAAAATAAAAATTCTTTTATACTTTGCTGGAAATTTTGAATTGCTCGTTGGTCATTGTCGTAATATTCAAATTTGAATCCGATACTGTCTAGATAAACTCCGTAACCTAGTAAAAAATCAACCACTTCTTGTAAGTCGCGCAATACTGTTCCATATGGTAGTTGACTAATTTCAGTTTCAAAATTTTTCCTAATAAAAGCAGTTGCACCTCCTTGAATAGGTAGTTGTGATATAATTTCGAAGTTATTATTATCAAATACATTTGTTGATCTATGAGAATTTATTGTTCTATAGAATGTATTTTCGTATCTAATATTTTGACCTTTAAGATATTGTTGTCCGGTTGCCCAGTCTAGGAAAGGCTCAGAAATTCCTCCGATTGTAATTGCTCTGTCGCTTGTTTTTTCTATAGCAGGGTAATACGAAAACACTGGATTTAAAGAATCATAACCTCTTACAGAATATCCAGAAGGTGCCTTTTCTACTATTACGCCGGAGTAATTTACAGTTTGTACAGCACTACTTTTATTTAAAAATATTTTATAATTTTCTTGCGGCACAAATACATTGCTTTGATTAGTTGGAGATCTACTATCTAATAACAATTGAAATTTTTGTTTTTCAGTAAAGCCACCTAACTTGTAGGAAAGCTGATTGTTAATAGCTTTTAAATCATCTTTATATTTTTGATAACTGATAGTAATGTCGCTAGCCAAATAATTTGACATATAATTAACCAAACCACTTGTTAATACTCTTGACGTATCTTGAATTGAGTTTGGAAAAACTATATTCTTTATGTCTATCGGTTTTTGGCTTTCTCTATAAACTATTTGTCCTGCTAAATTTCTATACAATCTAGATAAATCAAATCCAACACCAATTGTCTCAGCAGGCTTATTTAAAGAAAATGCTGTTAACAGAGCAAATGGATATTCTGAACTTCTACGCCAGGCTGTTTCAACTGGAGCTTCATCGCCGTACGCAAATTGTGTTCTTGCAAGAACAGGAACATGGCCCTGTGCTAAATTTGATTCTAAGGGGCTAATTAATTGTCCAGCAGCGTTGACTGGAATATGATTCATAAGACTTGGACGTTTATACTCGTCTAGTATTTTTATAGGCGCATTTGGTTGTCTTACAACTCCATTTTGCAAATCTTCCCATAACACAAAATTGTCTCTAGTATAAGGAGCCGGCCCGTACTGTTCTTCCCACCATTCGGGTTTGATTGTAAATCCTAACATTTCCCAAGGGTGTGTGTGAGGACGATCTGTGTCATACGCCTGTCTGTACACTGATCTCCAGAATCCTTTAAGTGGCTTGTTATTTGGGGATTCGGTGAAACTATAATTAAATGTAAATGTGTTAGCACTGTTAAACCACGTAGAGTTATCCGAGTAGTCAGGATTTCCTGCTACTGATAACCATTGAGTAAAATCACTAATCATCGAAGCATCAATATCTTTTTTAGCAATTCCAGTTTCTCTAAAAATACCTTTTTGCAATTTATGAATATCAAAAATATCTTTTCTATATTCTTGTTTTAGATTATTGAATATTCTTTTTTCTAATTCTAATATTAAATCATCTCTAAAATCATCATAGGCTTTTGTTATGCTGCCGTCGTGACCCTGTATGACCTTTGTAGGTTCCAAATACGTATCGTCAATATATATTTCTGGTCGATATTTAGGATAAAATCCTAACTTTGTTGGTGTTGGCGGAATAAAACATCCGTCGGATGTTTCATATTGATACAGTTCAATGACATCTCCGTTTTGTTTTGTTGCAGTAATAATACAAAACCCTTCTTCATTAAATGTATAATCTCTGCCAAAAATTAGTTGTGTTCCGTTTAAATATACACCTACTGCTTTTGACGATAGTGTATCTAAAAGAAATGGTTGACTAAGAGCAAAAAACACATTACCAGGATCTTCCACTTCAAAAATTGTGCGTTTGGCTGCTGTGTATGCTAGCATATCACTAAAGTAAAATGGGGATTCTTTTGTTTTATCTTTGTTTACTTCTTTTAAGATTCTATCAACGTGTTCTTTTACTGGTCCGTCATAACCTAATGTATAAGCAACTTGTAAAAATTGACGCTTAAATTTTGCGTATTCTGATCGAGCATATTTTATAGCTTTTATTAAATTTGCTTCAGTGTTAGTTGTATGATAAATTGCTAAATTTAACGGATGCGAATGCTTTAAAAACTTTGTTCCGAAAGGATTTAAATTTCCTAAATCTCGCAAATTACTAGGACCTGGATATATTCCTTCAAAATTATTTAATTCTTCGATCATAGAATCTACATGATCATTTACTTCACCTAAAGTAAATGTAGACAGATTTTCATTTTGTGGATTGCGCTCTAAGTTATAGGGTATTTCATAATAACCTTCACTTGTTTTATCTGCATCTGCTCTTGTTTTTAAAAGAACAACATCATTAACTAAAAGGGGATTATTAAAACGCACAAATACTTCATCAAGTGCTGTTGTTTCTCTAACATAGTCAACATTTTCTTTTTGCAATTCGTTGTTTACGTAAACCCTCAACCATAAATTATCTATTGTATTAGGTTTACTATAAACGTCGATTTTGAATTTATCTAAATTATTGTTGTCAACAACGTATTGTCTTAATATACTTTGTTTGCTGTGAAACTTAGGTTTTGACCAACCATTTACATAGGTAAAAGTATCTAAAGAATCGTACTTACGTAAAAAACCAATGTCGGTATTTTTTGTTTCTGTGACATTATCAATTTGGTACTCCATTGATTCTGTAAGCAAATTAAATTCAAAAACAATATCCCCAGAATTTTGTATACTTCTGTATGATAATGGAAATCCTAGTTCAGGATCATTTGCACCTGTTCCTATTTTATAACTAAAAATTTTATTACCAAAAAATGTACTGCCATCGTATACGGTTTGATCTGAATACGGATTGCCTTCTTCGTCGTATATTTCAAATAATGGTTGCTGATTTACTTTTGTCTTTTCTTGACCAGCTGCCCAAGTGCCTCCAGTATAATGCCAAATTTTACCAGAATTTTTTGCCCCTTGTTTGACTAGTATGGTTTCTCCAACAACAGGATCTGTATCATCGGTTTCTCTTAATGCTATTTGTCTTATATTATTATGAGTAATAAATTCAACTTGATATATTTTATTTTTTACTCTGATGTCTGTGTCGGCCGTAAATAATATTCTCATTCCGTCAGTGATATCTACAGTATCAATATTATATCCGGTGCTGCCTTCAATATCAGAAAATACGTCTCTTGTAAATGTATCTATTAAATCTACATCAATTTTTGATTCGCTACCAAAATTGAAAAGTTTTAATCCTGCATTAAATTCTATAATAGGTCTTTTTGCTCTAGTATCTTGATCTAATGACAAATCTGTATTATTAATTTCAGCAGTTTTTTCAATAACACTTTTATGAAACCATCTATTATATCTTGTCCATGCATTTAAATCTTTACTAGCACGATTAATTGTAATATAGTCCTTACTGCCTGCATATGAATTAGCGTTAGCAAAAGGTAGTTTATCAAACTCGTTAGAATCAAATGGTACTGGTATATCATCAGAGTATACAGAAGGAATAATCAATGTTTGCTGATCAATAAATTTTATTTTTTCTCCTACGCCTTCAACATACCACTCAGACTCGGCATATTTTGCAGGAGTAACTGTTCCTCTAAATTTAACTTTCATGCCGTTGCTTAACTCGAAACCTGCTTCTGTTTTATAAGATTTTTTTCCGATTATTTCATCAACATCTATAAATGTAGCATCAACTAAATCATATACTTTTATTAAACCACTAGTGTCTATATTTGTGCTACTAACATAATATAATACATCTGGTGCATTTAAAGGTACAGTAAATTCAATATATCCGTTTTCAACAAACTCTACTTCTTGAGTGTTGTCATCTTCTAATTCTTCTATTTTTGTTTGTCCGTCACTATAAATCGCAGTAAATTCACCATTGTCATTTAACTTCCTACTAGTTGCAAATGCTATAGGAAATCCGGGGGTATCAATATCAAATCTATAAGTTACTCCTCTATACAAAGTTAGTGACGGATTCTGCGTTAGGCCTGGAGGTGAAAATTTATAAACTGTATTATCGTTATTTTCCTCTATGCTTACAGAATAGGTGCTTTCTATGTCTCTAGTTTGCCCGAAAACATCGACACTATCTGGCCCTGTTGGTAACCAAAAATACTCTCGATAATTTACAAATTTATCCCAATCAATATTAGGATTCCATGCGTAGTATTCGCCAGCATTTAGTCTGCTATGATCTTTTACAGATCCTCCAAAACTATCGAGTTGGTTTATATAGTCATTATAATCTTTGAAGAATGTTACGTTATCTAAACTGTCTTTTATAACTACAGACGGCTCTAACTGATAGTTTTCTCTATTTGTACTAAAGTCAGGTATATAATTGTCTGTATTTTTAAAAGCTCTAGCATGACGTCTGCCTATATATCCGCTAAGTTTTTCTGCTACTCCTGGTGACAGTAGTTGGTCTATAGTACTTGCTAAAAACTTCCTATTAGGTTCTGTCCTAAAATATCTAGGCAAAAATTCAGCAGATTCTCTTTTATCAGGACGTTCTCCTGGAAGCGGATATTCGTTTTGATTATCGTCGTATGCCATTAATAACTATTTCCGTTGCTAGAACTTGAAAGACCAGTTGAATTAGTGCTTCCGCTTGTTAATACGGTTCCTGATGCATTAAGACGTGTTGCTGTAATAGCATCAATAATTTCAACATTATCAACTGTCGAACCGTTAATAAAAATTTCATCAGTTTCAGATTTTATTTCAAACAAACTTCCAAATCCTTGTGATTGCTGGACTGGAACTAGCACCACTGTGACTACATCTGGTGCTAATTGATTCATTATATATGTTGCTAACTCTGTAAAATAAAAAGTTTCTCCAAACTCCCAATTTTCTAATGCAAAAAACTGATTTATAGCTGATATTACTCTAGTTCTAATATCATTGTCATCTAACACTAAGTCTGGATTTTTTACAATTTTAAATTTTGCTTGCAAGGTTTCTTCTGCCTTTGGTCCAAATAAGACTTTGTACTTAACAGGATGATAGATTATTTCATCGCTTATTGATTTAATCTTGTTAATGTCAGCTGCATAATTTCTAAATAATTGATCGCTGCTTGGAGGTCTAGGTTGTGTTGCTCGTGCTCCATTCAGCCATAAACGATACTCTGTGTCGTATCCTTTTGTTAACATAAACACATCCATTATGTTAGAAGCACTTGGATCTATTCTAATATTGCTATCTGCAGCATGAACATACTGAAATTGTAATTGTGATCTACCTTTAAAAGCTCTAAAATCATTAGTAGTAGTTAAAACTTCATTAACAGTATCTAACTTTTTAAATACATTAGACAAAGTTATATAAAATATTTGACCATTATCGTATGAACTATACGGTCCTATACCTGTTTCGCTATCTAAAGTAATAATATTAACTTCGTCTGAACTAATATATCGATAATCTTCTGTTTGGTCAGTGGTTAAATACCTTTCTTGGAATATAAATTTACTATTAGGATTTACATCTTCTTGGACTATCTCAGTAAAAATATCAGGATCATCAACAACACCGTCGTCATCAGAATCAAAAAATCCTACTTCAACTTTTTTGCTGTCAACGTATCCTTCTCTATCTCTATATGCTTTTAATATTTCCCAATCAAAATTTCTTGTAAACGGAGCAGTGTCGTCTGGTTTTGTATTGATGCTTAAAACAGATATTCTATCTTTTATAATTTTTCCAGTTTTAGAATCATAAATTTTATCCGAGTCATCATAATAGAATTTTAATTCTTCATCGCTTTCGTAGACGTAACGCAGTCCTCTGCTAGTTACATCATAACTTTCACCATTGGTTTGAAATAACACTAACCAACTAGCATCTAATTGTTGGTTACTTATGTCTCCTGTTTTACCTGTAGAAAACTCTGCTGACAGATTTAAATTAGTTTCTGTAATAAGTCTCCAAACCCGTGTAGCAACATCGTATCTTAAACCAAATGTATTGTAATTAAATGCTTGATCAATTATTTGTGTCTTAACGTCATTTAACAACGAAGTTGTAAACTTTGGTATAATTTGTTCTAATATGGCTTCGGACGGAATAATATCATTAAAAACAAGTGGTCCTAAGCCTGTAGCAAGATTTTCAGTTCCGTCGTTGCTTACACCAATTACCTTTGTCCATTTATAATTTAATGAACCTTTATGATCAGCAGGTCCTTCCATTAATGTTCCGTCGGGCATAAAATGATACCCAGCTGGCGGAACAAATTTGAGCAGGGCACCTGTTTCTATATATCTAAATGCATTAGCAGTAAAAGTACCTACAGGATAGTCAGTGCCATCAGGATCTTGTAATTTTCCTGTTGCGCGATTTGTGTCTTTTGTTTCTTGCAAGAAGGACGCCTGCAAGTCTGTTACTAGAATTGGAGGAAATTTATCATAATAAAAATTGGTCATTTTTCTATCTTTTAAGATAGGTTCTATAGTATTAACAATAATTCCTTCAATATCTGTTTGTGTTGTAAATCTAAATTTATTTGCAAGTTCAACATACTCTTTGTATAAGATGCCATCTTCTCCAAATAAATTTGTTTTAGAATATTTTCCAGTAGCATCTAATAGATCAAAGTACCGACTTATTCCACTTGCTGTTCTGTTTACAGATTTGACTTTGATAATTTCTTGGCTTACCGATAAAGGTCCAATATTATAATCTTCTGCTGTGATTAATCTATTTTGTGTGTAATATGTTGTTGGCGCATTTACTTTTATGCTATCATTAGTTTCAGTAGTCGCACCATTTGATACAGTATATCGCAATTCAAACGTAAGTGTTAAATTTTCTTTTGTATTATTTTTGCTGATATATGGTATTTTGATAGACACTCCTGTCATATCTGCAGGTTTTATCCTTATTGCAGCATTAGCACTTACTCTGTAATAAGATCTAAATCTGCCTCTAGGCAAATTGCCAAATACACCATCACTAAAAATTAAGTTTGCTCTATCATCTACTCTTGTTAAAACTGAATATATATTTTTTATATTTTTAGAAAGACTGTTATAGATAATATTATTACCTTCGGTAGAATCTACCTTAGTCCATTCTGTTTGCTCTGCTCCGTTGCTGTCTAATTCATATACCCATACATCTGTATTGTTAATGTTCGGAGTATCAATACTGATTATTTCATTAGCAGCAGGATTTGATATTGCAAAATCAGCTGACTCTAGCTCTCCTTGACGGAAATGAGCAAAAAATCCTGTGTTACTGCTAGAAGGGCCTGCTCCGTCGTTCCTATACAAAATTGATAACGGATTCCCTAGTCTAGGTGATTCTTCAATTATGTTACCGTCAACTATATCAGCTGGAACTACTTCAAAGGGATAAGTTACTCCCTGAACACTTCTTCTAAAATTAAAAACAGGAAGAGTTGCGTTTCGACTTGCAATTTTATATTTCTGTGTTGAAATACCATTTACTACGTCTTTTTTAACTGGCTGGCCAAAAAGATTATTTACAGGAAACGATGCATTTAACACTTTGGTAAATTGTTCATTCCAGTTAGAATTGCTAGGATCATTCCATACTATAGTTTGTCCAGAAAGGTCAAACCCGTTAGAATCAACAACAGATTCTGTTGTTTGGACACTTTGTATTTTTAGCAAACCATTACTGGCTTGATTTCTTTTAGCATTATACGATAGCAATCTTGCAAGACGTAAAACACTTTCTCTACGTTCAGCAAGCTCAAGAAAATTATCTCTTGCGTTTAAATCAATTCTAAATGAAATATTCTGCCCGAGAAAGGCAATTAAATCAATTAATGCAAGATATTCAGAACTTTCAATATAGTCGTTAAAATCTTCTGGGTAATTTTGACGCAGATAGTTAATCATTGTGCGTCTTAGATTGTCAAAGTCGTAACTCTGGAAATCAGCGTTACGGAAACTTTGATAAATTCGCTTCCAATCTTCTGCGAGTAATAATCTATTTTGTCTATCAGTTGCTGCCATGAGTTATCCTATTTCTAATATTTATTCGAAACGATTATGTACGTATATTATTAGACAGTAAAATTTAACTGATAAAACCGTTATTTTGGTCGAACGTAAACTGTAACTTTTCAGAAATGTTATAAGGTATATAAAATAGCTCACATTCTATTCTTATGCCGCTTTCAAAGCTGTCAATAACAATACTTTCTACTTGGACACGAGGATCATAGTTGACAATTCTAGTTACATCAGTTTGTATTGCTTGTTTTAAATTTTCTGTAAGGGGTTCAAACAAAACGTCCCAAATAATTGTGCCAAACTCGGGATTTTCTAGTTTTTCACCTTGACGTATATGAAAGTGATTAATTAGATCTTGTTTGATTAAGGCTAGGTCATACAATACAAAAGAGCTATTTTCTTTGTTAATAGTGCTAGTTCCTCTATAAAATCTAGACTTAGGTGCTAAAACACGTTTTTTGCCAACGTGCTGTCTTTTATATAAATCTTTTTCTATAGAGCTCATACTGTATTTACCCCCATATTAAACAACTGTAGCATTGCTTGCTGCAACCCAATTGCGTCTTACTGTTAAAAGGTACATATTAACCGAATCTATTAAATATTCAGTTTCTTTGAATTTATTACTTTGGTTTCCACCTGCAATTTTTACTTTATTAGTAGATAAATCTACGTCAGTAATAAAGCCCACGTGTCCCCCGCTTGCGTTTTTAAATTTAAACACCGCTATGTCATATTTTCGTACATTATTCCAGTCGCGCCAATCAATTTCTTCTCCGTACATAGCATAATCTAAAGCACTTTGCGTTCTTAGTGCTCTTATCTCTGCTGTTGTAAGCACATAACTAACTGCTGCTGCCGACCAAAAATGTCTTACTAACGGTTGCCCGTCTTGCCAGGTATTAAGAGCCTCTTCACCTGCAACGTAAGGAAATGCATTTGCATTTGTAACTGTGCGCATGGCTCTATTATGAATTCCCGATTGTGCAGTATCAGTTTCTGGTTTGTCTAGCAGATTTGTTATAGTGTCTCTAATCTGGTTCCAAAAACCAATTGTAGATCTCGTTGACGTCCTTGCGTCATCTACAATGTGTGTATCTTCTACTTTTTCAATAAATCCATCAGGACCAGAGGTATCGTAATAAAACGCATCTTCGTTTGTGTCGTAATTTGTAGACACCACTCTAATTTTTGCAGGCTGGTCGGCTGGGTTTTCGTGTGGTTTATATGTCCAGGCTAACTCTCCGTCACCGTTGAGCTCATCTTCAAACTCATAACCTTGCGAAGCACCTAGAAAATTAACTGTTGTTGGACGACCTCTCTCCCAACTAGCGTCATTAGCTCCCACACTCAGATAATTTATATCCTCGTTAGGTATTCCGCTAGCTTCTTGTGTTTTGTAGTTGATTCGAACAGTTGCTCCTGGAGGTACATAGATAGTGTTTTTGTATTCTTTATACTCGTCGTCTACAAACACTACTCTCGGATTTTCATTACTGATAGCTGCCCATCTTGAGCTTGTGGTAAATTCAACTTTCATCGGCAATATATCTACAACACTGTCGTCTTCCCAATTGTCGAATCCGTCGCTGCCTTCGGTTATATCCCAGCCAGGCCTAGTAACTAGCTCAAATGACATAACCCCTAGTTCATCTAAGTTTTGCATATCTCGTCTAGCGTCATCAAGCTCGAGAGTCATTCTCCAAGTATTGTTTGCTGGGACTGCAAACTCAGTATTTCCAGCGTAAATAGTTTGTGTCCCACGATACTTGCCAGGCACATCAACTGGTAAATTTCTGTAAGGTCCTCTAAATTTATCTCTGCGATCGTCACGAAAAGTGTACTGGGCATCGTCATGATAAAAATATTGTATAACTCCCTTATCAGGCGTAAGCGAACTGGGTCTAGGAAAATCTCCTTCTAGATTAGCAAAGTCTACACGCAGACGATCGTCAAGGTCGTCTAGCACTTTGGCATAGCTTGAACCTGCTGTGCTTTCTCTGTCATCAAATGGATAAGAAAGATCTCTCGTGCCTCTTGGATTGTAGAATCTTAATGGTAAAACACTTGCAGCCATTATCTTTTGTCCTCCATATTTCTGACACCTTTCGAGTCAACGTGGGACCTGTATATGTACATATCTCTTTGGTGATTTAGCTCGTAGTCCTCAGTGCCAAATAGTGTTATTCTAATATTTCCTAGCATATTCCTGCCGTGATCTTTGTAGTGGTTCTTTAACCAACCAGCTAGCACTAGATCGTGTCCAAAACTGTTAAGATTTTGTAAGTTGTAGGTTGGTTCTTGTTGCTCAGTTAAGTTAAATTGAACAGCAGTTTTAGATTGGGCCCATTTTATTGCTTTTTGCTGTGCTGCTCTGCCTATTATACCAAGATACGGGCCGTGTCCTCTAAAACGGGAACCGTCTAGGTTACTTATAGTATTCCCTAGTGCTCTGCCGTATGCTGTTATGCCACCATAAACATTTTCAAAAAACTCTGTGTCAGTTGTCTGTGAGAGAATACTAACTATTTCTTCATCGGTCTTGTCTCTAAGATTAAAGTAACGTTTCCTACACACAATTATGTTTTCTTCGTCGCTGCCGTAGTTGGGTTTGGTCTCAGTTCTATCATAATCCCACTTGCCGTATTGGCTGGTAATTACTGCGCGAACTCCTAGTGCAAAATTTTCACTTAGTCCTAAATCTCTACATATATTCTTCCATTGAGTAATGCGCTCAGTACTCCACGTATACTGTCCATTTGCTTCTGTAAATAAATGAAACTCTGGATCAAATAGAGTACTTTCAGAAGACGTGCCTTGCGCAGCTGGTGTGGTTGCAAACGTATCAGGTATTTGTGCTGGATAGATGTCTTTTAATTCTGAACCTGCACGGGTCTTGTCCGGAGTAAACTCTAACGGATTTAGATTTTCGTGCTGATACCAAGGTTCGTGCATGGGTATTCTTGCAACTCGGTCTGCATATATTGCAGGAGTAGGAGGAATAGCAAAAATAGGCGGAAGATCCCATTCGCTACGTACTCTGTTAATTTTAGATATATCTGCATTATCGTGTTTATGCCATTTTACATAAGAAATAAACGGATTAGCAATAAGATTGTTAGGAATGTCTGTTACATAATCAGGTGCAGATACGCTAATGTCTGGTGCTATAGCCGGTAAATCAGCAACAGGTTGTAATTCTGTTTTAGATCCTTTTAGCTGTATTTCGTTTGCGGCTTTGTACTGAATTTTATTATCTGAATCTATACCAAATGTGTCAGCTGTTTTTATTTTGACTTGCCAGCTACTGTCAATAATAAAATCGCCGCTTTCGTTTTCGCCGCCAGCGGTTTTCATTTGAATTCCTGCTCCGCTAGAAACTATAACTCCACCTTTGTTTTCTTGGCTGGCATCAGCAGGATTGTCGCTGTTAGTTGAAGATATATTAAATTTTCCTAATGATGTTAGAGCTGCCGCTTCATTACAATCTACATTCCAGCCGCCTTGTACTAACATACTAGTCTCGCCGCCAGACCAAGTTAATATGTTGCTGTCTGCTCTTAGTTGTATATCATCGCTTTCAGATTGAAACTTGATTTCGCCGTCAACACGAACTCCATATCGGCCGTCTATTATCTGGTAAAAGTCGCCGCCGGTGGTAATTTCTGTTTCTCCTCTAGAATTAAAATAAGTATAAGCAGATTCAAAACTTATTTGCCCTAGTGTGTATAAAATAAATTTATTAGCGTCCCAGCTAACTGTAGACGAATCCCAATTTACTTCGCCTGTTCCAATGTTTAGATTTGCAGTTGAAAATTCTAAATCGCCTTCTACTTCAAATTTACTATGGTTACCCGATTTTATATGGGTACTATAACCGGCTTCTATAAGAGAATTGTTTCCTGCAGAAATTTCTAAATCTTTGCCGACACCAATTACAGTGTTTCCTATACTTTGATAACTTGCGTCCATTTGTGCATAATTTGAAATGTGTGTGCCTGCTATTTCACTGATAGCTTGGCCTGCTGTGTTGTTAATATTCAACCCAGCGGTATTATGTATACCGTCGCCGGCGGTTGTTTTAAAATCTTTACCTACCATAAAATTGACGTTTTCGCCAGCAGTAAAATTGACATCTCTGTCGGCTGTAAAATTTAAATCATTTGACGAGTGGATGCTTATACTATCCTGTGCATAGATATCAATTTTACCATTAGACGTCATTTCTATCCAGCTGGTTCCTCGAGCGTTACCTATATAAATTAAATCTTCTGTGTTGTGTAGAAGAATTTGATGACCTGTACGAGTTTTTAATCTTAACAGTTCATTGGCTGGCAGGGTAACATCTCCGTTATGAAGAGTTCCGTCAGTGATTGCTTCTATGTTTTCATATTCTGATGGTGAATCTTTAGCATGGCCTCTTCTTAGAATTTTATCGTCGCCGTCATCCATAACAAACATACTGCCACCGAGACGACTAACAAAAACATTTGATTTGGCTCCTGTTACACCTCTTTGAAACTTAGGAGCATCTATTCTTTTATCTAATGGTCCTGGTGTGCTAATACCAAATACTGCACTAGGTATTTCCCTCCTTGCACTCGAACTTGATATTCCTCTTACATCGTCGTCTATTAGACCTTGTTGAATTAAAGTTTTAGCTAAATCAATATGTACAGGTTTTGCAAATTTTGTTGGATTTTTCTGTCCTGTTTTTTCTCTACGTTTGTTGTACTCTCCGGTAGGTGCTTTTTTGCCATAGTCTTCTAGTTGTGTTGTTGCAGCCATGCCCGGAATCATAAAATTCATAAATTCATCTTGCACACAACCTATCCAATAACCTTTACTTAAATTTCCTTCTGCAAAAACTACTAGTACTCTTGTTCCAATGTCGGGCGGAATCATCCACATACCGTAACTTTTTTGTGTGTTTTGATAGCCCGAATTTCCTGATGACCCTCCTTGCGGCGTAACTCCGTAAAAAGGTGAAAGATATTTTGCTTCTACTAATTGTCCGCTTCTTTCTGGATCGTTTCTAACATCACTAGTTTTTAGCAATTCAACTTGTAGTGTGCCCATATATTTAGGATCAAGGTGACCCACAACCACTGCTTCAAACGGCCCTGATGGAGTTTCTACTGGTTTATTTCTTGTTCTACTTTCGCCTGCCATAATACTATTTTATCCAAGTAAGTCGTCTGCGTTTAGTTCGGGTGGATTTTCTATTAGGTCTGATAACTGGTCTAATACATCAGACACTCCTGGAATACCGTCGCCGTCTGGATCTGTAGGATCCCACGAACCGTCTAATATACTATCTACATCCTCCGGTATTAAATTGACGTCTATACCTAACTGAGCTGCTAATGCTTCACGTGTAACTGATAATGGATCAAGTCCTCCTATTAGTGCTCTGGCATTATCAAGAGCAGCAGCAGCTAACTGAGCCACTGTGCCTCCAGGCAATAACGACAAAATTTGGTCTAATGTTGCTTGAGTGTCTTGGATTATATTTCTATCTGCATCATAAACACTACCCGGTACATCACTTTGTGCTGAGTTTGTAGCATCACCTGTGCGCACAAGACTTGTTGCAGCACCGTCTTGCTGACCTCTTACTCTAATTAATTTTAATGTTGATGTATATTTGTTTTGCGAAATTTCGTGTCTTACTTCAGGCACTAGATATACTCCGCTAAACGATCCTATAATTTTTGTAGAGGTACTAGGAAATCTCATTAAGCCGTCTTTGTCATAATCTATAGGAGTTCTAAATACAACATTTACATGAACTTGTCCGTTTTGATAATTTACACTACCATCCGGTGTCATGTTATCGTAACTAGTGTTGCCTGCAGAGTAATTGCCTGTTCCCGAATCTGCTATCCAATAAGGATCTCCCATTATGGTCATTTCACAATTTATCATATCTGCTGTAGAGCCGTCAAGAAGTGCTTGATGAAAAGATCTTGCAATTTGTGTTTCAGGTTTATCGTCTCCTAATCCGCCCTGATTACCTGTAGTTTGTTTTGCATCGCCTGCTATTTTTGCAGTTCCTTCTTCGTTAAAAGTAGGAGGCACTGCATCTGGATCTGCTATAACATTAACTTCTCCGGCGGCTGGCTGAACTGCTTTATCTGATGCTCCTAGTCGTTTTGTTCCTTCGCCGAAGTCTTCAGGTACTTTTGTAAGATATGCATACTGATAGTCAATTTTAAAATCTAATACATCTTCGTTTTTACCAGTATATATGTAGTTGTATTGTTTTGCACACTGACTTTTTATATGAGGAATAATGCTAGAACTAGTTGGTGATTTAAAGAAACTGTGATGAACTTTATACTCTATTACTCTAAACACAAAAACCTTTGGATAATCGCCTGTCATTTTTAGTGTTTTATCATCAGGAACAACAAACACCTGTGGTTCTATTCTAAACCAGTCTAGCATACCGTCAGCAGGTAAATTTTTTAATTGATTTAACAGTTTTTTAGAGTACCCGCTTGATAATATTACTTCTTCTATAATATCTTGGATGCGGATACTAGACTTAAATTTAAACTTTCTTAAGTCGTCACTTAGCTGTAATTCTACGTTACCTCGATTATAAATTTGATTTACTGTGTCGTATGCAAATGCATCTTTTCCAAACGGATGTTCGCCGCCATCAATCCAAGATTCTGTAATTATTTGAGTTCCAATATCATTAATATTATTAGGATCTTCTGAAAAAGCTCTAATAGTTTCACCTATTGTAGACCTGCCTTTTACCTTTCCAGTCTGGCCTGCCTTGAAGGTGTCAAAGTCTGCTTGAATATCGATTAAATTTGCTTCTCCTCCTGTTCCTCGAATACTTGCATATAAAGTTTCGTCATCTTGTACGCCACTTGGTTCTGCAACAATAGTTGCTCCGCCGTCAGTAGTGCCGTCTGCTAGTCCTGCATTTTCTCCTAGTTTGTCTTTTTTAGGAAAAGAAATAACGTATTGGTCTGCTAGATTAACTTTTCCTTTGTCTTCTTTTTCAATTTCTCGGGTGTTTATTTCTGTAGTTAAACTGTTAAGTCCTGATTGTAATATTTCTGCAACCGTTCTGCCCGATATGCTTATGTCTGACCTCATTTTTTGAGTTGTATCAGACAAAGCTGATTCGTTATAAGGCACAGCAGTAACAGCATATACAGAACCTGCTTCAGTAACTTCAAATGTTATGTCAGTAATTTTTAAAGGTATAAATCTGTTTGCATAAGATCCGCTGCCAACATTGTTTGCATTGTCATATCCTATAAATTCTAACATTAGCAAATATACTGCAGAAGTATGAACAGGATAACCTAATGCCTTTGCTCCAACTCTTATCGTTTCTATAAACTGTCCCATACTGTAAGGTTCAGTGATTCTAAATTGAATGTTAGTAGCGTTTGTTCCACCTGTTTTTGCTGTAGGACTTATAATCGAATCCATAGACAAGTCATCGATAAAAAACTCAGTTGCTATGCCAAATTCATTTTCTGAATCTGTCATAGGTTTGTATGGGGCAATTCCGCCGCCGCTTCTTACTAAGATTGTGCTTGGTACTTTTTGTCTATAACCCAAAGGTCCTAGAGGATCATTTAATTCATCAGGCCCTATCATTGCTAAAGTCATTACGCAGTTAAAACTAGCAAATGCTGCTAATTCATTTGGCCAAGGAGGCGGAGTAGTGCCTGGAATTAGTTGTCCTGTTGCAGCAGGATCATTTTGCATTGGTCCTGGTGTGCTACTTTCTGCCATTATATCCCCAGTGTTCTAGTTAAACTTGGTCCTTGCGGCAAGTATATTGTAGTTCCTGCTTCTATATCATAAATCGGATCTTTTATGATGTCCATATTTCTTTGAGCAAAGACCCACCATAATTTTGGTGTTTTATATAAATCATAGGCTAATAGATCTGGACGATGATTGTATTGAGGTTCAATAGTATATAAAACATCATCACCTGCCGCAGGTATAGGTCTGATTGCCAAATAACCCAATGCTCCGGTTGATAATTGCCCTGTCTTTGCGTAAGGGCTTGTTGCTTTATATGTAGACATTAAATAAACCCTGTATTATTTTGATCAGCAATAAAATCGCCCTTAACAAACTTATCTAAACTAAACTGTCTAACAGTATCTCTGCTGTATGTTGGTCTACAACTTACAGTAATTACTGAATGGCTAGGAGCCCAACTTTCCTTACCAGCTTTTCCTGGTACTTCTACTTTAATATAATCTATGTCTTGTGCCAATTCAACCTGAAAACTAGTAATAATAATAGGTACGTCTTTAAACACGTAATCACCATAACCATTTAATCTTGACAACGGCGGAGGTGCGCCAGCATTAGAAGAGCTTTCTCCGTAAAACATTTTTGTAACTGATCGTAAAAAGTGTATACTTGCTAACCAGTACTCTGCATCTGCTGAATTTTCGACGTAAAAATCTCCGGTAATCTGAATATCATCCACTCTGCTGCTTTCGTAAACTGGGAAAGGATAATTACTATGAACTGGTTGTAAACTATTATAATTTGCACTGTGCATCATAATAATTGAAGGAGTAAAGGGGAATACCATCGAGTTACCTGTATCTATTAAGGGTTTTAATACATTACCCATTTGCAACGACTTAGGTACAGTTAATCTGACTCTCCAGTCATTTCCGTCTTTGTTAACAGTTGTAGCAGCAGTAATCGATTTAAAAGTAGGTATTGCATTAGTAGGCAAAGATCTACTTCTTAGATTACTTAAAAAACCGAACGGGTCATCAAAGATATCGCCTAAGGCGCTACCAACTGCATCTTCCACCGCGTCGATGGCGGCATCTTTTAAATCATCAACTAATGACATATTTCTCTCCTATGTTATTATTTAGTTGACTTTTTTAAGTGCGTATATTATAATAGATACTATAAGGAGAAATATTCGTGAGAAAAGTAAACTATTTAAACAACAAAGATATTCTAGCGGAGATACACAAATCAAAAACAACGTTTTGCAGTTTTGTTGAATCAGAATATCATCAATACGACATTATATTAGACAGTGTTGACCGTATTAACATACGCACAATCGCAGAAGCAAAACGAAATAAGGCAAAAAGGCTACAACAAAAAGATTTTGAAACACGTAAATTAGCAGGCGAAAAAGTAAAACTAGCAGAATGTGAAGTAGACTATAGAAAGATAACAAAAGAAGAATTAATTTTTAGAATTATGACATTTGATCATATTCCGGAAGAAAAAGGCAGAAAGAAAAATCCCAAAACCATAGCAGACACAAAAACAAAGCTAAATTTTCCTCCTTTCCAACACTTTAAATTTAACGAAAACGGCGAACTAACTTGTGTAGGTAAAAGTCATTGGGTTGGTGGTATGGAAAATGGTTATTTTTCTAAGACTAGCGGACAAGCCACAGAAAAACTAGCTCGTATGTGGATGAAGTTGTGCGAACGTTATGCTACTAGAGGAAATGTGCGCGGTTACACTTATAATGACGAAATGCGCGGACAGGCTATACTTCAACTTGCTCAAATTGGCTTACAATTTGACGAATCAAAGTCAAATAATCCGTTTGCTTACTACACTGCGGCAGTAACTAACAGTTTTGTTAGAGTTATTAATATCGAAAAACGCAATCAAAATATTCGAGACGATATTCTAGAAATGAATGACATGAATCCTTCATATACTAGACAAAACGAAGGTCAATGGGAAGCAGCACAACGTAGAGAAGCCGAAAGAAATGGTGATTAACCCTATTGACTATTTGACATAACAGTATTATAATAGTTTAATAGAGGAATTTTGAGTGTTTAAAAAAGCAGCAGTATTTACAGATATACATTTTGGTTTAAAAGGCAACAGCAGATTACACAACGACGATTGTGAAGAATTTGTAGACTGGTACATAGAGCAAGCCAAAGAACACGGTTGTGAGACTGGTATTTTTTGTGGTGACTGGCATCACAACAGAAACAGTCTTAATATTACAACCATGGATGCTACTATTAGAAGTTTAGAAAAACTAGGCAAAGCATTTGATCAGTTTTTCTTCTTTCCTGGCAATCACGATTTGTATTACAAAGATAAGCGTGATATCCATTCTGTTGAGTTTGGTAAACACATTCCTGGTATTACTGTAGTCAATGAAATCCTAGAGCAAGACGATGTAGCACTTGTTCCGTGGCTGGTAGGCAACGAATGGAAAACTATTGAAAAGTGTAAAGCCAAATATATGTTTGGTCACTTTGAATTGCCGCACTTTTATATGAATGCTATGGTACAAATGCCAGATCACGGCGACTTAAAACCAGAACACTTCAAAAATCAAGAGTTCGTATTTAGCGGACACTTCCATAAACGCCAGGTTAAAGGCAAAATTCATTACATTGGTAACGCATTTCCCCACAATTATGCGGATGCGTGGGATGATGATCGAGGTATGATGATACTTGACAAAGAAAATGGCAAAGATCCAGAATATATCAACTGGTGGAACTGTCCAAAGTATCGAACTGTGAAACTTTCTGAGCTGTTAGACAAAACAGATGACATAATCAAACCCAAAATGTACCTTAGAGTAACACTAGACTTGCCAATTTCCTATGAAGAAGCCAGTTTTATCAAAGAAACATTTATTACTTCACACGGTTGCCGTGAAATTACACTGATTCCGCAAAAACAAGTAGAAGAAATTTCCACAGAGTTGGATATTACACAGTTTGAAAGTGTTGATCAGATTGTATCTAAAGAAATTGCGGCAATTGATTCGGATAATTTTAACAAACAGTTACTATTGGAAATCTATAACGAGTTATGATTAAACTAAAGGATTTAACAGTAAAGAATTTTATGAGTGTGGGCAACCAGACTCAAGCAGTAGATTTTAACAAAGAACAACTTACTCTTGTGCTAGGAGAAAATCTAGATCAAGGTGGAGACGATTCAGGTTCACGTAACGGTACTGGTAAGACTACTATTATTAACGCACTCAGTTACGCACTGTATGGGCAAGCTCTTACCAACATCAAACGCAACAATTTAATTAACAAAACCAACTCAAAAGGTATGTTGGTTACACTACATTTTGAAAAAGACGGTGTCGACTACAGAATTGAACGAGGACGTTCACCTAATGTGCTAAAGTTTTTTGTAAACGACGAAGAACAAGAGCTAATTGACGAGTCGCAGGGCGATTCACGTAAGACACAAGAAGATATCAACGATATGTTGGGCATGAGTCACGATATGTTCAAGCACATTGTGGCACTAAACACTTACACTGAGCCATTTTTAAGTATGCGCACCAACGATCAGCGAGACATCATTGAACAGTTGTTGGGTATTACCATACTTTCTGAAAAAGCAGAACAGTTAAAGGAACAGTCTAGAGTAACTAGAGACGCTATTACTGAAGAAAATGCTAGAATCAATGCTATACAACAGGCAAATGAAAAAATAGGTGAAACT